TTGTTGAAGTCTAGCCTAAGCAGTTTTCATGGCCTGATGAGGTATCGAAACCCAAATAGGGGTCGCCATGTGGTATAATGTATTTATTTGGAGGATGCTGCTTGTCATCCTAGTTTTGTTCGTTAGTTTTGCGTCCCTCTTGTTTATGTGGGGAGGCCTTGGAATATTGCTGGCTGTGCCAGCTTTCTTTGTTGGATTCTGTGGCCCAGTCGGTTGTGCTTTGATCATGATCCTGGGCCCTTTGTCAGGCTATGTTTTTGTCTCCACTTTCCGCGACAGCCTCACCCGCGAAGTGGCGATCATTGACTCAGTAGGTGAGGAAGCTGCCTTGTGGGTTTCTTCGGATGTTAGCACACTTTCGTCCCACCCACTCAAGCTTGTAATGAGGGAAGTTATCTGGATGGGTCATGATGAGTCAGGAATCTGGCTCCAAGCATGGGCCCATACTTTGAAACTCCCCGTTGAATTGCAAGATATGGTAGGGCGGGGTGCTGCACAATTTGGCTCCATTTTGTGGTCGAGACTTGTGCTTTGGCTGCATGCTGGCATGACAGAGTGGCCATCCGCTGTTTTTTCTTGCTTTGCTATTTGGCGTATTGCCAAGCAGGCCAAAAACTTAGGGATTTGGTGGTACACGAAGTTTTGGTGGCGCTTGGTGACAGTCCTCATTTTTCTCTACCACCTCCCTCCGGATGTAATGGTCCCCTCGTTGTTTAAAGCCTGTTATTGGATCTTGCGGGAAGTTGTCGCTATAACTCGCCAGCGAAAGGAAGCTTGGGAATGGCTTCAGACTTTTTATGTCGCCATTCTTGTTAAATTCATTGCCTGGGTTGAGTCTGTCAATAGCGAATTTGAGAAGCATCACTCCTTGGCCATTGCGAGAGGGTCTTCTCGGCTTACCCAGCATTTCAAGTCAATGGTGATGACAGCTTCCATTGTCGTGTCTGATTTGGCACTGCCATCCTATGTTCGAACAAAGGGGCCTCTTAGGCCTGATCGTGAAACTTTGGAAGCTTCTTTGACACTCATGAAGGACCTTGGTTGGCCCATAAATGTGGATGTCACGGATCCTGACCCGTCGGTTTCCCAGTCATTCAAAGAGTGGGTGCTTTGCGGGTCAGACTTCAAGCAGGGAATTCATAATCTCAAGATGCAGATTGATGAAGATCTTGAATCCCTGCGTATTGCTGGCATTCGGTACAGGAGGTCTGAGGAGTATGCTTCTGTTGAAAATGAATTGGAAGCCACTTCACGGTATTTTCGCTCTCCGAAGTATGACTATCCCGACCTTGACCTGGATGATGTCTGGTTTGTCCTGGGGGATATCTTCAGGCATTCCCGGCTTACATCTTTCAACTATATTATTCGAATGTGGGAGAAAAAGTATGCGCTGGGTGCTTTCATGAGGGATCCCCTTAGGCTACGTAGCAAGTATAAACGTTCCAAGTTTATTCATGATTTGGGTGGCTATGGCCCTTTCAAAGCATTGTGGGCCCGCACTTTTTGGGCTGCATCCCAAATTTTGCCAGTTTCAGCTGTGTCTGTGAAAGGCGAGGCCTTGCCTGAAAAGAAATGGGCCAACAATATGGTTCGCTCCATTATTGGCTCGCCTATTACCCAGTACATTTTATCAACTATTTGGAACTATGGCCCCAATCATAGGTTTTCATGGGTTTCGACGCCCATTAAAATTGGCATGCCGCTTAATGGCTATTGGATGTCCACCATTTGGCAGCGCCACTCGCGCTGTCAGATTCATGTGGAGGGTGACTTCACTGCTTTTGACAGTACAATTAGTGGAAAAGTGGTTGATGTCATTAAGGCCATTCGCAAACATGGCTTTGAGCACCACAAGGATAGAGATCGGATTGCTGATCTAATTGACATCAATTACGAGCAGGTCGTTCATCAACTATTGAACACCACTTCCACTGGAAATGTGTACAAAAAGGGGACTGGCTTGACAACTGGCCATTCTTCTACCAGCATGGACAACTCCGTGGGCTTGGTGGTGCTTTACTTGATGGCATGGAAAGACCTAACTGGCCTGTCTTCTCGAGAGTTCATGTATTATAATGAGCTCTCATGTTTTGGTGATGACCATGTATTGTCAATCCTGGCCGCAAAGCCTGCCGTGTGGACACCGAAAAATATCCGGTCCACAATGGCCAAGTGGGGTCTCACTAATAATTTAGAAGTGAAACAATCACTCAATGAGGTTTCTTTCCTTTCGAAATGGGGAAGGCGTGCAACGCCTGCTGAAAGGGCGGAACTCAAGAAGTTTGGGCTTGATGTCCCTTTCGTGGTGTGGCATGATAAAAAGAAATTGGTTGGCAAGTTAACTGCGCCAGTCAAGAATGTCTCAGCCACATACAAAGCTAAGCGCTTGTTAAGTTACCTCACACTGACTGCACACCACCCAGACTTGTATGATGGCATATGTAAAGTTTTAGTTAAGTCACCTGCTATCATGGCCCACATCAGACACAACAAGTGGCGCATTCCGTCTTACCAGACTGTTATGCGCAATTGGTACAATCCATCTCCTCCGCCTAACCAAAGTGACAAGTTAGTTTTGGAGGACCAAGCAGAGTTTGAAAATGTTGGGCAATTGGTCGAATATGGGGAAGTGAGTGCTTTAGATGCATTTGTCGGGGCCTTGTCTATGGCACCTGACTTACTATCCCCTTTGTTGTTCAACTATGGGTACATGCGGGCCTTGCAGACCTTTTTGAGATCTAGGCTTGCCTGGGTGCCCGATCTACTTTGCCTTAATAATGCCATTCTGAGTGCGGGTATGTTGGAAAACGTGTGTTCAAGGACTCCTTATCGGTTCCTTGAAACTTCCCTTTTTGTCCCTGGGCTCAGTGGCGTCAATGAGAGCACTCTGCTTTTGCGACATTGGCTCTTTTGCTGGTACTGTTCAAAAAGGCCGAAGCAAAGACTTGGTGCTTGGACAAACATGATTGTTGCCAAATTCTCAAATTTGCAGTTTTTATTAAATGGCAGGGTCATGCTGGAGTCACGCCAAAATGAACTTGGGCTTGACTTGTTGATTCTTTGTGCCTTGTTAAGCTTAATAAGTGTCCCGGATTGGATGTCACCTTTGGGCAAAGTAGTTTTGCCCGACCTGCAATTGATCTTGGATTCCTTGATACATTTCTTTACAGTGCTTATTTGGCAAAGTGTCCCCCCTAATTTTAGGGAAACAACACCTACATTGCGCACCTTTGATAGGTCAGGTGGACCGGTTGGCGTCCAGGCACCCACGGGCACTGGAAAGTCAACTGGGTTCATCCAACATCTTGCAATGGTCGCAGGGCATAGGTTCCGTAAAATAGTGGTTGTAGAACCTCGTAGCATTTTGGTCCATGGGCTTGTCCAGTTTATGTCTGACAACTATGGGCTGGACGTGTCTGGCGCTACTTCTGGTCTCAAATTGGACACCTCTAAAAGGGTTTTGTATGTTACCCCTCAAGCACTCATGGGTCATCTTGAGCTCTTGAATCCTGAAAATTTGATTGTCCTTGATGAAGCCCATTTAGGTGAAGCTTTTTATGATGCCCTCCGGATCATCATTCGTAAAGCGAAGCTCCCGTCATTGTGGGTTTCTGCAACACTCCCAGAACATTTGAGGGCTCAGTGTCAATTGGTGCTAGACATACCCATTGCAAACCTTTGGTCAGTTGGTGAACAAATTGTCAGGCACAACATTGATGGTGTTTCATCGGTGTTGGCACATTATCAAGATTATTGTCTTAATGTCGCCAACACATTAACCCCGTCACAAAAAGCCCTATTCTTTGTCCCAACAGTCAAAATGGCTGAGTTCCTTGCTGAAAACTGCAAGCATAGCAGTTTCGCCCTGCACTCCCATTCCAAGCTGAATGCCCGTTGGGAGTCACGGGCAATTTTTGCCACACCTGTTGCAGATGTCGGTCTTACTATTCCTGATGTCACCCTCGTTGTGACACCAAATTTCACAACTTTGAGCGGAAATAAATTAATAGCTCTAGACCGACATACTCGAGCCCAGCGCAAAGGTAGAACTGGCAGGACTTCAAATGGGACTTTTCGGTTGATCACGTATGATGGCCCTTTTGAAGACTTAGGTGTTAAGTCAGCGTCATCCCCTGACAACATACGTGAGTTATTGCTTTCAGGAATGCCAGTTGCTTTAGCTAGTGTGCTCGGCCAAGAAAATGTCATTCGTGCCTTTGGTGTTGAGCCCCCTGATGAGAGCGGTGAAATTGAGGGTGTTCTCAACGACTTAGAGGTTTTCCTTGCCAACATGCGCCCAGTTCTTTTAGGTGCGCAAGCTGCACGGGAGACGGGTGACCCTTCTTTTGGCCCGCCACAGGTTTTGCACCCCACTGGAACTGGTATCAGTAGCTCTTACCCGCAGCCTGAGTCTGGGATCAATGAAAAGATCCTTGAAATGGCTGCGAATCTTTTGTCTGCTAAGACAGTTCATGGTTCTGAAATCAATGACAACTTGCTTAGACAATTAGACACCATGGCTGGTCCTGTGATCAGAGTCGGCAATCTTGTCAGGGCATTGCTGGCCGGTGAAAAGACCGACACATTGAACCCCAAGAATGCCATTCCGACAGGTAGTCTAGAAGACGTGTATGCGCTTAAAGGCATATATGACATCCTAGTGCACCTTGACGAATAATACGTTTTCCCCTGACGAGATATCGAAACTGGCCACCAGTCGGGAATAAGTTATGTCAACCCATTCAGAAACTGAATCTTCGGCAACGGAAACGATTGCCCGGCAAATTGAACACATAAAGTCCAAGCCAGTATCTCTTGGTGGTGCTGGCGGTTATTTCGTCACTAAGTCTAAGCTAGACCATATCGAGCAAAAATTGCTTTCTGCGCTCGAACAGTCTGCCACGACGTCAGATAGTCCTTCACGCCTTATTGAGCTGCAAGAAGAGCTTAATGAAATTCGTGATTCCTCAAGGAAAGCCCAAGCTGATCTTGAACGCACTCAGGCAACTCTTAAGGAGCGCACAGCCACTTTTGCCAAGGTCACTAGAGATCGTGATACGCAACAGGCCCTGGCCAAAAGCCGGCTTGAGGAAGTTGAGCGGACCCACGCTCAATATCGGGAAGCACTGGCTGAGGCCAAAAAAGAGCGCGAAGAGAGTCGAGCTCTCCTTGCAACGGCTTCCAAGGGTTTTGACCCAGACCGAGCTCAGGAGCTTCAGAAGAGTGTTGAATCCTCTACTGCAAGAATTAAAGACTTGCAGCGAGACCTCGAGTTAATTAATGCTGACAAGAAAGCACTCAATGCGAGCTTTCAGGAAGCCAACGCTCAATTGGCGGCCCTTTCCAGCGAGCGGACAGTGTTACAGAGCCGTATTAACGAGCTCTTGACAACTAAGAACTTGGCTTCATCAGATGTGGTTCCAGAAATCACAGTTGCTCGGCCAGAATTAAATTCTAAGATCCTTCAGAAAATGATTGGTGAACGTGGCATCAATTGGCTCCACAAGGCAGAGCAGCAAATGGTGGATGATTATCGCAATCGTATCTACAATTTGCGGCTGGCCACGAAATATGCCAACTCGCCAAATGTCAAATCCATTTCTGACCTTCTCCAGATAGTATTAAACTGGTGTAAGAACAAGACATGGAAAGCCCGCAAGATCATTGCCGGTTGGGTTGACATGATAGAAGCCCACATCAGGGCTGGTGCAGTTCGCTCAGTCAAATTCTACCATGATGAACTTCGCAGGATTTCAGATGAATTTGAAGAGCAAAGGGCTCACCATAACGTAGAACCTGGACAAAAGTTGCGTTGGTGGGAAGACGCATACTTTTATGCCAAGGTTTTCTACGGAAGAGCTAAACGTTCAACTAAGAAAACAACATCTTGGTTTTCCCGCACCCTTAAAAAGGTTGGCGGGTTTTTCTCCAGGTTGTTTGGGTTTCGAGAAAATGTTAAGTTAGAACCTGAAGATTTTGACGCAGATGAACTTCTTAAGAAAGAAGGTCCTAGCGCCTGGGAGAAGGGTAAAATGAGGGCTGGAACAGCTCCCCCTCCTCCCCCTCCGCCTGCCCCAACCAGAAAGGTCAATGCTATGGCCGAAAAGTTGGC